GGGGGTTAATTGTTTATATAATCGTTCAGGGTTAACTTTTTGTTGTCTCTGTCCAGAACCTACGTAAGTCCCAATAACTGTCAGGGTGTTAGATAATCTAGTAATACTATTTTGGATCATCGCCCCAACCTGATTACCTTTATACATATCCGCAGCTTTTTCAAGACTCTTAATTATCTCTTTAATTCCGTTAGCTGCAGAGGCTGAAGGGCTATGACCTCGATACTCCCCCTGCGCTTCAGAAATTATTGGAGTATAATTTTTAATATTTAACCGATATCCTTCTTTAACAATTCCGATTCTAATTTTATTATATACTCTATTAATATCTTCATTAAGATAAGTGTAATTAATCGGAGGACATTGGTTTCCTCTTCCTCTCTGAAGTGATTCAGAGATTAATTTTTGTAAGTCTTTCTTTTTTACAATAGTTCTTGCCATGGTTTTGTTTACTAATAAATATTGCAAATATCAAGAATGTACTCTAACTCACTTTAACTTTTACTTTCTTTGTTTTTTTCTCATAACTTATAGATAGTGTGGATCCTTTCACAACCTTAGATCTTAACATCTCTTCAGCTATTGCATCCTCCAGATAATTGGATATTGCTCGAGTCATAGGTCGAGCTCCATACTTTTCACTGTAACCCTTCTCGATGATTAAATCCTTGGCACTTTTGTTAACTTTTATAATATAACCCATATCCAACATTCTTTCCTTAAGTAAAGATAAGTGCACTTCTAGAATCTTAGTGATGTCCTTTTTATCTAATTTATTAAATATTACAATGTCATCTAATCTATTAATGAATTCAGGATTAAATTGCTTTTTAAGGTTTTTCTCGATAATTGATTGGATTCTTTCGTTATATTTGTCACCACTATTAGAGGTCTTAAATCCAACACCAGCCCCAAATTCCTCTACCTCTCTCATTCCGATATTTGAAGTCATCACAATTAAACAATTCCTAAAATTAATCTTTCTACCCATACCGTCAGTCATAAATCCTTCATCTAGTAACTGTAATAGAGTATGGAAGATGTCTGGATGAGCTTTCTCAACTTCATCAAATAACACTAAAGAATATGGCTTACGTCTTACTTTTTCAGTTAACTGACCACCTTCATTATATCCAACATATCCCGGAGGTGACCCAATCATTTTAGTTGATGCGAATTTTTCTGAGTATTCTGACATATCTACTCGAATAAGACTATCCTCTGTTCCAAAAACTTCTAATGCTAATTGTTTGGCTAATTCCGTCTTACCAACCCCTGTAGGTCCTAAAAACATAAAACTTCCGATTGGTTTGTTAGGGTTCTTAATACCAACCCTGTTACGTCTTAGAGAATTACAAACTTTAGTAATTGCCATATCTTGACCAATTATCACCCCTTTAAGAACCTTATCTATATCTAGTAATTTTTGTGACTCATCCTCATTAAGTTTAGTTACGGGAATATTTGTAGAAACAGAGATAATTTCCAAAATCCCATCTTCATCCACAATCGGTCTTTCCTTTAATAGGGCTTCTTCCCATTTAGTTACTAATTTCTTTAATTTAGTTTTAAGGTTCTTTTCCTTATCTCTGAGGTTGGCCGCCTTCTCATATTGTTGAGACAACACTACCTTATTTTTCTCTTCCTTAACGTCATCTATCTGATTTTCAACAACCTCTATATTTTTAGGCGGTTTCATACTAACAGCTATCCGAGCGCCAGCCTCATCTAAAACATCGATAGCTTTATCAGGGAAATTTCTATCCGTTATATATCTTTCTGATAAATCGACACAGGCTTTAATTGACTCATCTGTGTATGTCACTTTATGATAATCTTCATATATTTCTTTTATGTTCTCTAAAATAACTAAAGTCTGTTTTTTAGTAGGTGGTTCCACAAGCACTTTTTGAAATCTTCTTTCGAGAGCACCATCCTTTTCAATATGTTCTCGATATTCGTCTAATGTAGTAGCACCAATACATTGTATTTCTCCTCTAGATAAAGCAGGTTTAAGAATATTGGCAGCGTCCATAGATCCAGAAGAATTTCCTGCACCAACCATAGTATGAAGTTCATCGATAAAAAGAACAATACTCCTATCTCCTCTTACCTCATCAAGAAGACCTTTTATTCTTTCTTCGAACTGACCCCTATATTTAGTACCAGCCACTAAGGCAGTTAAATCTAAAGAAACCACTCTTTTCCCCATTAAAGGTCTAGGACATTTTTTATTATTAATTTTTGTCGCTAAACCGTCTACAATAGAGGATTTACCCACACCAGGTTCGCCAATAAGAACAGGGTTGTTCTTTTTTCTTCTGCTTAATATTTGAGCTATACGCTCAACCTCAGCTTCTCTACCAATAATTTTATCTAATTTTCCATTTCTCGCTTCTTCACTAACATCTCTACTAAAAGCGTCTAAAATAGGAGTGCTACTTGACTCCTTAGTTTCTATTTTACTCGACCCTTCGTCTTTTTGTCCAAAAGGTTCCTCGTTATACATCATACTCATATTTAATAATTCTTTTTTATAGGTTTTATATTGAACCCCAAATTTAGACAAAAATCTTGTAATAGCCGCATTTTTCTGGAATAATATTGAAAGGGCTAAATGATGGGTGTTAACTTCTTTATCTTTAAGTAATAGTCTTTCACTATTAACATTATCTAAAACCATTTGGGCTTCTGTGGTAAATGGTACGATACTAGTAAATGAAGACTCAATCTCATTTATATGTAGTAATTCCTCTACTAAGCTGGCAATAGTATCTAAATCTAACCCTAGATTAAGGAGTAGCTCACAGGAACCATTATTTCCATGTTTAATAATACCCATGAATAAATGGACGGGTCTTATAGAAGAAGCGTCATATCCTTTGGCGACATCTAAACCCGCACGTATAATTTTTTTTATTGGTTCTAATTCTTTCATCTATTAAAATATAAACATTAAACAATATATAATAAAGAATTTATTTATTAAATAAAATTGTTATAATTATTATATAAATATTTAACAATGATAGATCCGATAACAAAAGATAAAAGTAAAATTTACAAGAAAATAGAATTAATTGTAAAAGAAGACAGTGGGGAGATAAAAGTAACTCATAAAAACTCAGCCATGTTAATTTCAGGTAATTTTATAATTGTCATTTCCCTAGAAGGTGGATATCAGAAAGGAGATATTTATAAATTAGACGACATTAAGTCTTATCGAACAAACCTAGAAAAATTATAATTATGTTATTAAAAAAAATTACAAACCTAAAAAACACAATCGAGAGTTACTACGACTCATCTAATGTGTTAAAATCCATTTACCATGAAAATACTGCTGATTTAGATGTGGTATTCAAAAGGGGGGCAGTTTACCGATATAGAAATCTCCCTCATTCAACCTTATTAGAGTTCGAGAAAGCTGAAAGTCAAGGAAAATTCCTAAATCAAAAGATAAAAGATAAATTTCTCTCAACTAAAGTAGTCAATGTAAACACTCAACAATTACTAGAACATATTCAATTATTAAAAGAAGAAAAAAATAAGGAGTAATAACACGTTTTATTTAGTATTTATATAATATGGAAAATACTGACTTAAATAAAGCATCATCTAGTACCTTAGAAAATAACAATACCTTATCTCCTGAAGTGTGGGATAAAGAAGGTGAAAGTTATATAATGAAACCTGAAATAAGAGAAAGGTTATTAGAAATATCTAATGATTTCTTTGAATTCTTAAAATTGGACATCCCCCTTCTAGATATAACTCTTACTGGGAGTCTCTCAAATTACAATTACTCAAAATATTCTGATTTTGATTTACACTTAATAATTAATTACGATGATGTGGATGCTGACCATGAATTAGTTGAGGATTTCTTTAACATGAAAAAAACTATTTGGAATACCAGACATAATATTACCATTAAGGACTTTGATGTCGAAGTTTACGCTCAGAATTCTAATGAACCCCATCACTCAACTGGAGTATATTCAGTAGAAAACGATAACTGGGAAGTAGAACCAAAAAAAGAAGACGTTAAAGTAGATAAAAATGAAGTATATAAAAAGTCTAAATCTTGGGCGAAACAGATAACCAATATTGAAAAATTTTATAAAAAAGATAAGTTTGATAAAGTTATGTCTTTAGTGGACAAACTTAAAGAAAAATTAAAGAAGTATAGAACACTAGGTTTAGACACTGGAGGTGAGTATGCAATCGAGAATTTAGTATTCAAAGTATTACGTAGAAGTGGTCATATTGAGAGGTTAAATGATATGAAAGAAGATTCATATGATGAAAAGATGACAATAAAGGAATATAACAAGAAATAAACATATTTATATAAAAAGAATTAACAAATGAATAACTTAAACTCAAGTATACCAAATCTTATAGTCAACATACAGGATTTAACTATATATTCGTCAGGAACTACAGGTCAGTATGGCGCAGTTACAGTCTCACCAGGGGCGCTTTATAGTGGGTATGTGTGTACTCATGTATATTCTACTAATGATGGAGCACAGGTTAGAACAAAACAAGTAGACGCACTTGGTAGAACAATACGTCTACAATTAGGGGCAGCAGGTAGTTATGCAGCTTGGCAACATACTGGATACGATATTGACGGATGGGACGGACAACATGATAATGTGGTGTACTCAATGTGTTATTGTAATGACCCATGTAGATTCCCATTTGCAATTTCAGGTGAAACAACTCCTTCATATAGTAATTATGGGGAGACAATAATAGGTAGTAATCCACCAATGACTCCACCGGCTTAATTAGACGGGTAATAATCATTATAATTAAAGATTAAAAATAGAAATGAAAAAACTAACAGGAAAAAGTGAAATAGATAGAATGAAGGAAATGATGAATATCGTTCCTCCTAGTAACTCTACTAATACCACAATATTAAAAGAAAGAGTAGCTCCTAATCAAAGACAATATGGAGTAGTTAAAGAAAACGCACATTACTATATTATGGAATCTACTAAGCGTGGATACAATCATATTAATGGTAGAAGACACAAAAAAGACTATCAATATCGTTCATATTCTGCAGCGTTAAAACAAATGAATCTTTTATTTTCTTCATTAAATGAAGTACATCAGAATCATAAAGAAGGAATCAATTTATTTGAGGAGAAAAGATATGTGGTTAAAGTTCCTAAGAAAAATTATAACGAGCAAGAACAAGGCGCACCTTCTCCAGAAGAACCAACACAGAGAATCCCTCAACCACCAGCACAACCAGCACAACCAGCACAACCATCAACACCAGTAGCTCCAAGTAACCTGGGTAGACCTGGACTAGTCAAGAGAAATGGAGCCCCAACTCAACCCGAACCAATCCAAACACCATCCCCAACACCACCACAGATAGATGTAGATGTTGAGGAACCAGATATGGGCGGTGGAGGAATGGGATTTGATTCCGAAGTTGATTCAATAGAGAGAGAGTTAGGAGGAGGTGAAGAATCTCCAGAAAAAGAAATACAATCACTTACTGGAAAATTAGGTCAGGCACTAAGACAAGGTGAAGCAGAACAAGTAGTAGATACTGAATTAACAAAATATGTGGTTAACTCTGTTTTTTCTGCTCTTAATATCGGAGAATTAACAGATGAAGATAAATTAGAAATAATTAAGAAAGTAAGAGACGCTGGGACAGATAAAGAAGAAGCTGGCACTCCTGACATACCACAAATTGGCACTCCTGACTCTCCACAAATTGGGATGCCGGGTGGACACCCTGAAGAAGAAGACGACACTGAGATGGAAATCGATGGGTTAGATAGTGGAATGGATGACGAGGAATTAGATATCGATATGGATGATTTCGAATATGAAGATTTTGAAGATGACGCGGAAGTGAGTGAGGATATGTTATATGGTGATGGTGACTCACAAGATCAAGATATTGCGGGGACATTAAAATCATTTGTTGAAAAAACGGTTGATTCTTATTTGGGAAATAAGTAATAATAACTATAATGGAAACGCGCCTTTGTTATATAAACAAGATGGGAGTAAACTACCGAGGTGAAAATCTTTATGAATTTATTTTTACAACTCCCGACCAACTAGACTTAGTAGATGGTGAATCTTGGGATAAGGTACCCGCTGATGGTCACCCATCACCTCCCGAAACACAATTTATAAAAAATGTGGGGTCTTTAACCACAAAAGAGATCATAATGAATGTCGTTCAAGACTCAAATTACTTTGGGGTTTACGATTCTGTAGATGGGATAATAGCTTTAGGTTGGGAACATATCACTGAGGACTTTGAAGGTATGGAAAATATAAAAAGATTAGCATTTCGTTACGGAGAATCATTTGAATCAGTATCTAATAAACTATATACTCGAGACTTGGTATTGACGATAATAAAAGAATCAAAAAACCAACATAGTTAATTATGGGATTAAGAAAATTAAAATCATTAACTGAACAAGGTGGGGGCGCAGGATCACAATTAAGTCAATTAGACACCCAAATAGATCAAGCTAATTTAGAATTAAAAAAACTTAAATCTTCACCTGGTGGAGACGTCGCGGCTTTAGAGAAACAATTAAGTGGTATCTATAAACAAATACAAGATACCAAAGATCAACAAATGAATACGGAGGAAATCACCTATTTTGAAGATCTTGTTAAAAAAGCAGAAGAGATTTTGGATCAAATATGGGAAACGGCTAATGAAGAAGGATTAATGGAAAAAAGAAAAATAGTTAATAAGATTGTGGAAGAAGTACAGACGGGAAACCCAAACCAACCATTAAAAGACCAAGCACACCAATTAAAGAGTCAAATAGTGGCAATGAGGAAACAAGAGAAAGTAGCTAAAGATAATTTTATGATTCAAAAATCAGTTAAGCGTAAGCAGGGGGAATTAGAGGATATAAATAAAGAAAAAGAAAAGTACCAGAAATATAGTACGGAAAAATCAGCAAAATTAACTTCTTCTCTTAATACCAGAATCGATAATGCAACAAAGGCCTTGAGTAACATACAGGGGTCGGAAGGGGGAGCTCCAGAGGTTACGGAACAAACATCCGAACCAGTTGCAGTTGCGCCGTTAACGCCAAAACAAGAAAAAGAAAAAGTAAGATTAGAAAAACTAATAAAAAGTTTAACTAATGAATTAAATGGTATTAGCAAGAGAATGTCTAAATACTCAGTTGTTGCGGAAGACACAATGTCGGGATTACAAGGAGGATATGCAGACGTCAGCTATGGAGACGATAGCGATTACAGTTTTCAAAGTAAAGGACCTCTAGGGTCAGAACCAGAATTAGAAGATGATGGATTTACTACATTTTATGGAGATTCGGATTCTCATTGGGATGCCTATGACTTTAGTAGTGATGGTTCAGAACTTGGTGAAGACCCAGAGGATATAATGGAGACTAGATATAAAGTTAATTATGGAACAATGAATGAGAAGTTTGCTTCAAAGGCTCAAGCTAGATATTTTTATGCTAAAGCTGATGAACCAGGAAAGGAAGGAAAGAAATGGAAGAAGTGGTCAAAAGAATTTGCTGACGACACGGAAGACTTTAGTAAACTTCCTGAAAAGAAAAAGAAGAGAGTAAAAGAACTACAAGTATGGGGGATAAATTCTAATCCAGGTTTCGGGTTGGGGGATGTTCCTCGTGATAAAATGTATTCGGATGTACCAGGTCCGGCACATAGCAATGTAATGGGAATAAGTGAAATGAAAAAACCAAAAATTAAAAAAGGTAAACTCTTAGAATATTTGTCGGAACTCACAACAAGAGGAGGGGCAAATGGTAAGGTATATAAAAAGAAAGATATTACTAAAGTATCTGCACCTTATACAGAAAAAGCTAAAAGTTTAGTAAAAGTTAAAGAAATAATTACTAAATTAGCCGAAAATAAACAAAGTTTACAAGAAGTGCCAATAGATTACGAAGACAGACCAGAAAGAATTAATCCAGATATTGAAAGGCAATTATCTACACAAGATACTCCTTTTGGTAAGGACCACCCTGCCTTTCCAAAAGTGGGTGAGGACGAAATTTATAATAACTATGAAGAATTGATTGCATCAAAAAGATTCAAAGACGTAGTAGCGTCATTTAAGAGATACACAGGTATTGAGGGTAACGCGACCGACATGAATAATTTAATGGGTTTACAAGGTATGATGATGCAGTCTTTACAAAATACCCTACGAATAGAAGGCGCTAATAAAACTAAATTGGAAGAGTTGGCGGTAGAAATAGTCACTAAGGATTTGAATGTACCTGAAGGGGCATTACAGTTTGATGTTGAAATCACTGGTATGCAAAAGTTGAGTAAGGACGATATGAAGAAAAAACCGAAAGATGAAGAGGATTCTTTTGAGATGGAGGAAGAAACTCTAGAACATATAGAAGAGTTGGATTTAGAGGTATCAAAAAGAAGGTTCATTAATTCTATGATGCAAGGTTCGGCTAAAAAAGCTTTATATTTGTACCATATGGTAAGTGATGAACTTAATGAAATAGACCCTACCCTTATAAATCTTTATGGAGTAGTAATTTCTGCCAACGATTTAATGTACTGGATTATGCCAGATATGATGGGTGGTGGTGGAGGAGAAGAAGCTCAAGTATTTGGTAAGGAAAAAATCGACTTGTCAACAGACCCCCCAACAGTTGTAGCAAAAGGAATGACATTTCCAGTGTTAGTACACGAGTTACATAAAGGAGTTATGGAATATCTTTCTTTACACGGATTACCAGGAGATAAAGAATTAAGACAAAAGGTTATGGATAAAACAGACTTTTTAGAAGACGAAATGTGGGATTTAAGATTAGGTCCTGGATTATGGGAGCGGTTTATAGATTCAATTGGGTCTGATGACTTCGATGTTAAAAATCACCTATATAGTGAAGTAATACAAATGCCAGCTAAACAATTCTTAGAATTTATGAAAGAAATTCAATCAGGTAGTGACAAAGGTAAACAGATGATGGTTGATTTAGCTCAGAAGATAAAAAGCGATATTAAAAAAGATGAGTATGAGGACGCAACTGGTGAATATGAGGATGATGACACTATGGTTCCAGATATACCTGGATTTGAAGGAACTATGGAAGCCTTAGATGATATTAATATCAGAGACTTATTCCCTCAAGGTAGTGATGGCCCCGAAGACTCTTATGAAATGGATATTGACACTCTTTTAGATAAAATATCAGATAAAGGAATGGACTCCCTTACCCCTGAAGAATTACAATACTTAAAAGACCAATCCTAAACGGTTTATAAGTGTTCCTAACTATCTTATATTTATAATATATGGGAGGAACTAAGAAAAATACCAAACTAGAGACTATGATGATCTGGGCCAAGTGTAAAGCTGACCCAGCCTTTTTTATTGAGAATTATTTAGAAACCTTTGATAAAACTAAACAGACTTATGTTAAGTTTCGACCCTTCCCTAAACAAATGGACGCTATTCACGCTTACAAAGATAATCGTTATAATATCGTCCTTAAATACCGACAGGCGGGAATATCCACCCTCACCGCTGCCTATATAACTTGGTTGATTTCTTTTGCTGATAAGAAAAACCCACAAAAAGTACTTATTCTTGCTAATAAGAGAGAAACAGCAATGGAGTTTCTTAACAAAGCAAAAGTCTTCCACTCCCAATTACCGAAATGGATAACAGTAGATATCGGAGATACCAACTCTAAACAACATGTAAGATTTACGAATGGATGTGAAATTAAAGCAGTGGCGACCTCGGCGGATGCCTTAAGGGGGTATACTCCCTCTCTTCTAATTTTAGACGAAGCGGCATTTATTGAGGGGGGTCAGGACGTTTGGGCCGCATGTCAAGCATCACTTTCTACAGGAGGGGACGCAATATTAGTGTCAACACCTAATGGATACGATGAGATATATCACGCAACATACGATGGGGCTAAAAAAGGCGAGAACGATTTTAACATTGTTGAAATGAGGTGGTACGAAGATCCTAGATTTAATCTAGGACTGAAATGGGATAAAGAAGACCATGAAACAATTTTCGACCAATCCCAAGACTTAGAAAAATACGAAACCTATGTTAGAGATGGTTATTCTCCTAGTTCTCCTTGGTATTTGGAAATGATTAGACAAATGAATGGGAATATGAGATTAGTTAATCAGGAAATTAATTGTGATTTCTTAGGTTCTGGAGAGACCGTGATTGATAAGGAGTGGATTGCGTTACAAGAAAAAGAGAATAGGCGAGACCCGATAAGAAAAGAAGGGATATTTAGAGATTTATGGATATGGAAAGATTCCGAACCAAATAGAAAGTACATAATGGGGGTGGATGTCTCTACAGGACAATCGGACGATTTTAGTGCCTTTAGTGTAATTTGTTTAGATTGTGAAGAAGGAGAGGAACAAGTAGCTGAATATTATGGTAAACTACCACCAGATGAATTAGCTAATTTTGTATGGTCCGTTGGTCGACGTTATAACGCGTATGTGGTTATTGACATAACAGGAGGAGTAGGACTGCCAACTTCACTAAAACTAAAAGAAATGGGATATGGACAACTTCACTATCCCAATGGAGATAAAAATAAAAATCCGGGATTTAATATTGACTCTAATAGAAGAATCGTTGTTAGCGAACTAGAAGAGTCTGTTAGAACCAACAGGGTTAAAATACGTTCCGAAAGAACTATCACAGAAATGACTACCTTTGTTTTTAGAAATGGAAGACCTGACCATATGGTAGGTTATCATGATGATCTTTTATGGGGTTTGGCCATGGGTCTATATGTCGCAAATACTACCTTTAAGGAAATAGAGAGAAACAAAAACAAATCAGCTGCGATGATAGATAGTTGGATGACCACCACAACTGTAAATAAAAATATTGACGAGATAAAGCCAGCGGCTGAGAAGTTTAATTCATCAACAACCTTTGCAACAACTAATCCTTCAGATCCTAGAACTCATGACCCTATGGCACCATTTAACCCAAATCAAGCCGATCCAAGAAGAATGTATCAAGAGTACCAATGGTTATTTGGAAAGATGGGGAGAGGTAATAGAGGATAAGGTTTAACTTTTCAATTTTTTAGTTTATAATTAATATAAGATATTTATAATACAAAGAATAAATCATGGCAGAAGACAACTTAACAATATACCAAAGACTCCAACAGGTTTTTGGCGCAGGGACTACTAGAAGAGCTCCAATCCAGAATTACAACGTTGATCCTAATAAAGTTTTATTAAAAACGACGAATAAGGCTGATTTTGAACAAGCGAAGTTACAATCACAACAAACTTCCTTCATGAAGAATCAATGGAATAAAGTAGATAGTGAACTTTATAATCAAGCAATTTATTATGAGACAACTAGGTTGGCCTCTTTTTATGACTTTGAGTCTATGGAATTTACACCTGAGATTTCTGCGGCTCTTGATATATATGCAGAAGAAAGTTGCACCCCGAATGAAAAAGGTTTTCTTTTAACCGTAGAGTCGGAATCTTCCAGAATAAAAGATATTTTAACCAATCTATTTACTAAAGTTTTAGACCTACATGCGGTTTTACCAGCATGGACAAGAAATACGTGTAAATATGGTGATAATTTTGTGTACTTAAAAATAGACCCTAAATTAGGTATTATTGGAGCCTCCCAATTACCAAATATAGAAATGGAAAGAAAAGATGAAAGTAGTTATCTAACTCAACAGAAAGTTGGTTCTTATGGGGTGGCTGGTGAACAAGAAAAAGATAAAAATATAAAGTTTGAGTGGAGAAATAAGAGCATTTCTTTTAATGCTTGGGAAGTGGCACACTTTAGATTATTAGGGGACGATAGAAGATTACCTTATGGAACCTCATTATTGGAGAAAGTAAGAAGAATATGGAAACAGTTATTACTTTCTGAAGACGCCATGATGATATACCGTGTAACAAGAGCCCCAGAGAGAAGAGTCTTCAAAATTAATGTGGGTAATATTGACGATCAGGATGTACAAGCTTATGTACAAAAAATAGCCAATAATTTTAAGAGGAATCACGCTATCGATCAAGCTACCGGACAAGCAGATTTAAGATATAACGCTTTGGCGGTTGACCAAGACTTCTTTGTTCCTGTTCGTAATGATGGGGCGGCTAACCCTATAGAAACATTACCAGGGGCGGGTAATCTAGACCAAATAGCAGATATTGAGTACATACAGAAAAAAATGTTGTCAGCCTTAAGAATTCCTAAACCGTTCTTAGGATTTGAGGAACCAGCTGGAGAGGGTAAGAATTTAGCTCTCCAAGATATTCGTTTTGCTAGAACTATAAATAGAATACAACAATCAATGGTACAGGAACTAAATAAGATAGCCATTGTACATCTCTATATATTAGGTTTTGAAGACGAACTAGAGAATTTTAGTTTAAGACTAAATAATCCATCAACACAAGCAGAGATGTTAAAAGTAGAACAATTTCAATCAAAAGTTGCTTTATATAGAGATTCTGTTTCAGACGCTGGTAACGGTTTTGCCGCAACATCTATGACCTGGGCAAAGAAAAATATTTTAGGTTTTAGTGATGATGAAATTATTTTAGATTTAGAAAGACAAAGAATGGAAAAAGCGGCTGCCGCTGAAATGGAGAATACCTCCGAGGTGATTAAAAACACAGGAATATTCAAAGAAGTGGATAGACTTTACGGCGAAACAGCCGAAGAGGATATGACGGATGGTGAGGACGTAAGCCCAACACCAACACCACCACCACCAATGGGGGATATGGGAGGTGACAGTTCTACACCACCAATGGATATGGCCGTAGAACCAGAACCGCCAGAACCGCCAGAAGAATTAGCAGAAATTTTACAAAATTATGATAATCTAGTTAAAACAGTTAGTACAGATACCGAACGTCATAAACCCGTTAATAATAGAAGTTATCTAATCCAAGAGGATATTGCGGACCTAAAAGAAAATTTAGATAAACTTTTAGAATAGTTTTATATTTATTATATAAAACACACTGTATGAAAAATTTTGGAGATTTACTAGACTCGATCTATATATCAGCTTCCAGGGAATTTGGGAGAAATAAGAAAAAATGTAGTTCATTAATAAAAGAATGTGTAAAGGTAATTAAAACTGATAGAGTTTTATCTGACCAATTTACAGTATACGATAATCTTAAAAATTCCCAAATCCAAGAAAAGTACTTAACAAGCTACATAAACGACAATATAGAGTCCCTTAAGGTATACACACCCCATCAAATACTATCGTCTAATTCTAAATTAGAAAAAATTTGTGAAAAACTTGGAACAAAGATGAAGACCAATGAACTAAATGAGTCAATATCCAATTTGTATTTTTTAATGAACACAACAAAAAATATTAACTCAATCCATAAGTCTAAAGTAATGATTAAAGAGAATCTAACTAAAAATAAAGAGACAGAGAAAAAAGAAGTACCATCGGTCCCAATAGCTTTAATTAGTAAAATAGTTAGTAGAAAATACAACCAAAAATATAAAGACCTTTCAGAATCAGACAAGAAAATACTAAAACTTATACTGGAAAGTAAAAAAGGAGAAGAAAAAATATTCCAAGATTACAAAGAAATTGCTCAAAAATTACTTAGAAAAAAGATAGTTGAGAATGATGAAGCTTCTTTACACGTTAATCTAAAAAAGACATATAATAAAATACTAGAAATGGAATTTATAAATGAAAATTCAGTAAATGATATTAGTAAATTACATTATCTAATTTCTGGTTTACAGTAGAATTATGGGAAGATTAACAAACGAAAATCTACATAGTGAGATTAAATTAGTGAAGAATGATATGGTTTATCTTAAGGAGGGTCAAGCAAAAATGCAAGAAGATATTACTATGATTAAAAAAGTATTATTAAATCCAGATAATGGTACGGTGTCAAGAGTAAATAAAAATACAGATTTTAGAAAGTC